CTAATAATAGCCCTGCGGGCTTCTGTGTCCTGCATTTCTGCCCTGGCTTCCACACTGGTAGTAGGGTATGCAGGGAAGTTAACCACGCTGCACTCCATAACCTTTTCTATTCTGTGAATAGTGCGGGTATTCGTTGCAGGGTCGTAACTGTCGCCACCTGTGGGCACCTTAAAGGCAAAGGACATATTAGAAAGGTCGCCCCGCTGCACTGCGGTATATACTTCTTTTGCGCTTTCCGTGTCCGGTAATGTAGCCTTAAACTGTAAGCCTGCCGGCGTTAGTTCTAGCTGCATTGTCTTAGGTGTCCGGGCAAGTGGTACCCGGTTTACGTCATGGTTAAGCATTAGTCTAACGTCCGAAAGGTCGGCGTTATCCAGTGCCCCACGTTCTATAACTTCGATATACTGCCCTGCCGGGTCGTTTATCGTTGTGGGCGTGTCGTAAACTATGGCCACACCCTGTAAAATAAGGGCTTTGCTATCACCTGCCGGCTGTGCTGCCCGTATTTCCGCTAGTCTTATTTCTTTCATGTTTAGGCTTCCTTCCCTGGCCTTTAAACCGGTCGTTAATGCCGTGTTTGGCCATTTTAAGCAGTCCTGGTACTTTGCTAAGGTCATCTGTAAAAACGCTTACTACAATGCTGTTAGCATCGTCTACAATATCGGCCGCTACTGTGGTTTCCTGGCCATCAGATACAGTTATAACGTAACTGATTTTTCCAGGGGTTCCGGTTGCCGGCGTGTACTGTAGGATATTGGCTTTGCTTTCCATCTTTTCTACATCCATGCTGTAGCTTCCTTTCTTCCAGGCAGTCGCACCGTTCGCCTGGGTCTAAATTGCACCCACAGAAAGGGCAGGTAGTGTAATAAGTTCTACGGTTCATAGGTTCGCATATTCCACCCTTCTATAGCTGTATTGCAGGCCGGGTTATTCCACCCTGCGGCTGCCGGTTCTTCCTGGCTTGTAGTGGTCTTTCCGGTAGCCCCGCATATTTCGCACTTCACGAAAACAAAATAGCTGCGGGTTTTGTAGCTGTAGTTAGCATTAAGCAGGGCTGTACCCCCACAGTGTGGGCAGGGTTTAATATGGTCAGTTGTCGCCATCCTTGCCCCCGTCCTGGCCTACCTGGTAGGTGTTGGCCTTGTCTGCATCCACTACGTTAAGGGTCTGGAAGCGTTTATTACCCCCGTCCGCATCCGGGATAGCACCCAGGTTAAGAATTTCCCTACATTCGTTTACAGTAAGCAGGCCGTAGGGCATCAGTTCTTTAATAAGGCTTACCTTAGTGGCGTTGCTGCTAAACTGTAGGCGGCTGCTTTCAAAAATAACGGTATTACCGAAAGCTATTTCCCGTTCTGTAAACAGTTTGCGGGTAAACTCTAAGCCTAACTGTAAGGCCACCGGTTCTATAGTGCTTTCGTAAAAGCTAGCCCATTCGTTTTCTGTGTAGCTGCTATTTACAATGCTTTCCGATACCCCCAGGTAGTCGTAAATCTTACTTTTCACGGCCTTAAGCTGTTCTGCATCAATGGTAGCCGGTTTGCTTTCTATCGGCGTGTACTCCATTTTTTGGTCAGTCGCCACCACGCCACCATCATTAGAAATACTTAAGTAATCAGCTATAAAGGCTTCCTTTTCTTCCTTCAGCTTTTCCGGTGCCATAATCTGGGTGAAATGGATAATACCCCGGATGTTAGCACCGGCCTTAATGCCGTTTACTATGCCCTGGTTCTGGGTGTCGGCCAGTTCTAAGGCCGGGTACAGTGCTGCGTTATCGTCCCCCAGTAGGTCGTTACTGTTGAAGTTTCGCCGCAGGTGTATAACGTCCCTGTAATCAGCTATAAACTGGCTGCCGTTCCGAAACTGGAACCGGGCATAAAGGTTGCCGGCAGCATCCGTTAAAAAGTCCACCTGGGTAGGGTTCAAAGGGTAAAAGCCCTGGATTTCTGCCCCGTCCCGCTGAATAAGCAGGAAGCCGTTATTATACAGGTAGTAGTGTGTTACCACCTTATACAGCATATCGTAGGCGTTCATATACCTATTAGGCTGCACCTGTAGCAGTCTGTTTACCTTATCGGTGGCCGGTTTCTTCACTTCCCCGGTTTGGATAATATGGCAGCCTTTCAGCTTTGCAGCGTTCCGGGCTATGGCATCCACCGCAGCCCTGTAAATATCATTTTCGTAGGCGTTGCCGCCCCACTGGGTAAAGGCAGCGTTACCGCTTAGTAACTCCACAGGGGTAGCACTGGTGGCCACGGCCTGGGGCTTACGCTTAAAAAATCTGTCTAGTAAAGCCATTCACTTAACGCCTTTCTGTAGTATCGAAATAACCGGCTTCCGGTACTTCCGGGTAAATAACTGTAATTCTGCGGCCGTTGATAATATGCGCTTGCTGTTTATCCTGGCTTACTATGCGGTAAAACCCTGGCATAGACTGCACCGGGCTAATGTAGACGTTATAGTAAAATTCGTGCATATCTGTAGCCACTTCCTTAACAAACATGGTGCCGGTTCCTTTCTGTAAATCCAATTTACCTAGTTTACTGAATTATACCACTTTTACCCGGTAAAGTCAATGTATTGTAGTTTACTGAATTTACACAACAAAATAGGGTATACCCAGTTTATAAGGCATACCCTGTAAATGGTTCTTATTGAGTTGTAGCCGGTTTATGCAGTAAAGGGGTTGTCTACATCGTCCACCGGTGTAAAGTCCGTGTCCGGGTAAAAGGTATCATACTGCGGCCAGTAGTTAAACCCACAGGTATAGTTAGCCCTGCCGTAACGGTTCTTAAGGCAGCATAATTCTATAGCCCTAGGCACTGCGGCCTTAGCTTCCTTAACCTTTTGCCGCTTTTCGTTTATCTTCTTATCCTTATCAAAAATTTCATCGTGCATTACTTGCAGCTGTAAGCCCCATACTACGTCTGCGGTATATTCTATGCCGCCACTTTCCTTAAAACTTTCAAAGTCTATCTGTGTTAGGTAGTTCTGCCGGTTAAGGCTGCATATTGCAATTACTACCAGGTTGTACCTGCTTTGAAATGCCTTAAGTTCGTGTACTATGTGGTCTATACTGGTTTTAGTGTCCATCGGCCGGCCGTTCACTGTAGACGGGGTTATAATCTGCATATAGTCTATGAAAACCACAGGCCTTACCTGGTTAGCTTTCATGTAGGCCAGGCAGTGGCTTTCTATTTCTTCTATGGTGCAGTTAAAGTTAGCATCCAGGATGCTTAACCGGTTGCCTACTTCCTTAGCATAGTTGGTTAACTGGTTCTGGAAGCCAGGAACCCCCGCAGCCAGTCCCCGCCTTATATCTATGCTGCTTTTACATTCGTCCTGGTGTTCTGTGCCGTAGTAGGCCTTGAACATCTTACGGGCTACACTTTTACTAACCAGTTCTAATTTATTCTGTTCCAGGCTGAAATATAAAACTTCATCCCCGGCACTGGCCAGGTAGTCGGCCATCTGGTGGGCAAAGGTCGTTTTACCCAGGGAAGAAATAGCACCCAGGACATATAAGCCAGGGTAAAGGCTTTGCACTGCATCCATGTTGCTATAGCCTGTTTTCCTGTCCTTGTACCTGGTAAACCGGTCTATATCGGCCGTAAATGCCCCGCTTTCGATATAAGCCAGTACGTTACCTGGCCGGGTGTCTTTAGGGGCTTCCTGGGGCGTTTCTGCGGCTTCCTGCGGCACTTCCTGGGCTGTGTGGTCTGCCCATCCTTCGTCTATCCTAAAATCATCTGCGGCACTTGTCCGGTGCTGTTCTATGCCATACTGCCGGCGTTCTTCATCGGTAAAGGCATCTGCCGCAGCCCATCCATTACGTTTAGCCATACTTACTATTACCCCGCCTGCCCTGCTATCGTCCCGGTTCGGTAAATGGAATTTATTCCACCGTTTGTAGATATAACCGGCCACGTTCTTAGGGTTCCCGCCTGCGCTGCTCCACGCTTCGGCATCCTGGGCAGAAAACCCGCAGGCTTTCATAGCAGATACCACGGCCGCCCATTCGTTAAAGTCCAGGCCGGCAGGGTCTATAGCATCCAGGGCAGATAACAGTATTTTTCTGTCCGTGTCCCCGTCCGGTGCAGGTGATAAGGAACCCACAGTAGTAGGGGCTTCCTTTGGCGGCCAGTAGTGCTTAACCAGGCTGTTTACCTTTGCTGTGCGGTCTGCTATCGGCAGGGCATCCCCGTAAATGTTACCGGAAATAGTAAGGAACCGGCCGCCTTCTACTTCACCTGCAAAGGTGCCGCCCTTCTTTTCTACCGGTCGGTATACTTCCAGGTCTATACCACCCTGCTTAGGGTCGTTGTAGCCGGTGCGTTCCAGGGGTGCGGCCTTAGTGATAATATGCAGGCCGGTACCGCTTATGCTGTATTCTGTGTAGCTGCCTATATGCCTGGCAATTTTGGCCGCTGCTTCGTTCGCCTGGCCATCCGTTACGCAGTGGTCTATATCTATGCCGCAGTAGCCACTATTACCCAGTTCAAAACCTATACCGGCATACTGGCCGCTTTCGGCCGCCCTTCGTGCCGTTTCATAGTCTACCCAGGTGCTAGGGTCGTTAGCTTTGGCACCGTAGCCGGTTATAGGATTGTAGGGCACCTTTCCCAGGTGGTTAGGGTCGGCCTTAGTCGGCCTGGGTTCCAGTCGGTAGCATACCCACTGCTTTAAGGTCTTGAGTTCTTCTAGTTCTTTTGGTAAATTGTACATAGGCTTTCCTTTCTTATGGTTGCTGTAAGCCCACAGGTGGTAGGTGCTTTGGTCGGTGTCTACTTCCCTGGGGGCTTTCTTCGTGTTCGGATATATTATAACCCACAGGCCGGCCGCACTCAAAAGCGGCCAGGCCGTACTATAGTATTGGAATACTATAGTATTGAAGCGGCTATTACTGCCCTGGAAGCCTTATAAATACTGGCTTTTCCATGCGGCAGAAAATACACTTCGTCGAAAAATAAATACACCTTGTCGAAAAAGCTAATACACTTCGTCGCAATTTCTAATACACTTCGTCGCAATTTCAAAATACACTTTGGCGAAAATTTTAAGGTGTATCATCCTTTATTTTTCCTTCGTGCGGGAAGTAGTAAACCTTACTTAAGGTGGCCATAGTCGGCCAGTCTGTTACTGCCGGCATCTGGATATTTTTATACTTTTCTTTAAGTCCCGCCCTGGTTTTGCCATCCTTGCCGGGTTCTTCGTTCAATATCTCAAAAGCCCTTTTAAAGGCACGTTTTAACTTAAGGTTCCTGTTACTGGCTGCCGCAGTGTTTTCTATATCCTGGGCAAAGTCTGGCATATATTCCAGGATTTTCTTAGCAGAAATATTAGGGGTGTGGCCGCTGCCGGTTTCTTCTACCAGGGTAACTATGATTTCCACTATACGCACTGCCCGGCTGTTACGTTCGCCTTTAAGTTTAAGGGTAGCCACCTGGGTAACGTATGGCTTAGTATCGTACAGGCCGTTAGAAAGTAGTTTCCTGGGCTTTTTGGTCTTGCTGTCCAGTCTTATACTGCTTTCGTAGGCTTCCCGCAGCATATGAGTAATAAAAGGGCTGCTAAATTCTATACATTTCGTTTCATCGTTATAGCCCAGGAAAATCATAACCTTATAGTATTTCTTATAATACCGGCCGTTCTTCTTTACCCGCAGCATACCTACTAAATTGTCATACTGGGAAAAGTTAGTAATAACGGCCTTTATGCTGTTTTCCCCTGGGTTGGCCTTGTGCATTTTACTTATAAGGTCTGGCACATAAACGCTGTAAACGTCCCTTACTTCGCCCTTTTCGGTAAATGCCTTATAGATAATGCTAAGGGGTACGTTAAGAAAGCCTGGGTCTACTGCGTTAATCTGCTTTTCTGCCCTTTTCTGCATATCTTCCGAAGTTACCGGCAGGCCTTTAATAGTAAAGGTTCCGTCCTTTTCTACGTTAAGGTCTACAGCATCTTTAAGCAGAAATAAATAGGCGTTCTGTTCCTGGTACTGGCTGTAATATGTAAGGGCAAACTTATAAGGTTTGCTGCTTATTAAGGCTAGCTGTTCCGGTACGTCTACCACTTCGCCGGCCTTGCTGCGTGTCCTGTATTCTGTGGGTTTACTGGCTACATATTCGTACAGGGCTACAGCTTCGCCCAGTTCCATATTATCCAGGATTTCTAACCACCGGCCGCCGCTAAGGTCTGCGCTAAGCATCGGTGCCACCTTCCTTACTGTGGGTTCATCCAGTGCCGCCCGCAGGTCGTCTACAGTAAGTTTTTCTAAGAAAGCCTGGGTCTTTGTTTCGTCCTGTAGCACTTCCAGGGCTTCGCTGTGTTCCATGTTCCAGGCGGCCATTTCTGCGGCAAACTTTCTAAGGCTTTCCTGCATCTGCTGTAGGGGTTGCAGGTTTTCAGTTACCCGGCTAAGGGTAGCCTTTATGCTTTCCTGCACTTCCTTAAGGGGTTGCAGGTTCTTTGCCACTGCATCTAATACCGGCCGCATGGCCTGGGCTAAGTCTTGCATTTTGGCTAGTGCTTCCGGGTCGCCTGCTTCGGCTGCCTTTGCTAGTTCTTCTATGCTTCCATAGTCCAGGTTTTTGCTGTTATCATCCATGCAAATTACCTGCCTTATTCTTCGTTTCCGAAAAGCTGCTTTACGGTTTCTTCCGTAACTAGCCACCTTCTGGCTACTTTCTTAGCCGGTAGCCTACCTTCCCTTATCCATCTGCGGAAAGTATCAATAGCTATGCCGGTGGCCTGGTGCAGTTCTTCTAAGGTATACATTTTAATATTTTCAATCTGTACCATAATTTAACCTTCGCTTTCTTCCCGGTTCCGTTTCCAGGTGCGCTTAGCCGGTCTGGGTCTACCTTCTAAAATTTCCTTGTCGGCCAGGTATTCCCTAAACATCTTGTTACCGGCATCCTGGATGCTTAGCCGTTCTGTCCATGCCCAGTCTTTAAACCGTTCGATAAGTTCCGGGTCTAACTTAAGGGCATAGGTTTCTACTGTGGGCTTATCTTCGATAGGCGGCCGGCCGGTGCGCTTTGTCTGTTCCTTCACCCTTTCCGGGTTAATAATCCCCTGTAGCTGTTCTAAGGGGTTCTGCTTTAAGTTCGGTTCCTGCTTTGCCATCTTCCTTAATATCCTTTCTTCACTAATTCGATTGCCAGGGCTGCAAAGTCGGCAGCACCATTACACTTAGGGTTATAGCTAAAAATATCCTGGCCGTTACCCTGGGCAGT